GCTGACCGTGTTCGAGTTGTGAAACTGGCCGCCTTTGTCGTTGCGGTTCGCGCCGTTGCGGTAGTCGGAGCCTCGGCCCTCGAACACGGTGCCGTCCGGGTGCAGCAGGTATGAGTAGGCGATCATGGCGAAACCGCCGCGCCGGTGGATGACGTGCTCGACGATTCGTGCAGCGGCTTTAGCGTCGCTGCCGGCGTTCGTCACCGAGTGATGCACCACCACGGCCTCCGCCGGTCCACGAAACCGAGGCGGCGAGCCCCAAACGCCGTGCAGCGTCCAATCCTCGAACGGAATCACGACGAACGCTTTGGACCCTCGAGGAACAAGGCGATGAGAGCCGCTGACAGCGTCGCTATCGCCGCCGTGCCTTCGGCACCGATATCTGCGCCGAGAGACGACGCAAACGCCACAGCGGCGACGACAACAGCCTGCAAGCGGGCCGGGTAGTCCTTCATTCGTTGCAGCATGGTTTCTCCTATGCGGGCGGGTCAGGTGGCGTCCACGTCGGGCCGGGTGTCCACGTCGCCGGCGCGTCCCGCAGCGCCTGCCGGTACGTCGCCCAAGCGGCCTGGTCTGGGACTACTGCGTCGAGCAGGTGGGTCCAGTCGCAGGTTCCGAGGATTTTGTCGCGTTGAATGCGCATCCGTCGGAGGTACTCGTCGTCGGTGGGCGTTTCGGTGTCGTAGATCGAGGCGAGGTTGATCGGGTCGGCCATGATGCTCCTACGTCAGTTTGACGACAACGATGCCGTCTGCGCCGTCCCCGCCAGCAAGGTCGCCTGCTCCGCCCAAAGCGGTTTTGGCGGAACCGTCTCCGCCTGCGCCAGGCACCGGGCCGTCAGCGCCCTGATGATCCACACCGGTTCCGGCTGGATCATTGACGACCTCGACACCGGACCCGCCAAACGACGACAGACCGCCACCGCCCGAGTAGCCGTACTCCAAGCTATTGACCCACGAGTGCCTGCCTGCGCCGCCCTGCATCAACAACGTGCCCGTGGTGCCGATACCGCCCGTACCGCCTGGATACCCCTGACCGATTGAAGTTGTATCCGAAAAAAGGTATTTGCCGCCGGTGCCGCCCGTTGCGACTGCCCACGTACCGAACGACGTGGTGCCGCCGTTGCCGCCGTCAGCAGCAGAAACGCCTGTGCCGCCCGCACCGACGGTCACAGTTTCGCTCGCTGCCATCGAGGCGAGCGGCACGATCACCACAGCAGTACCGCCTGCCCCGCCGCCCGAACCAACCGACCAGTCACCGCCGCCGACTGCTTCCGCACCGCCGCCAGCGCCGCCGCCACCCACTACCGTGATCTCCGCCTGCGAATACGTCGAATAGCTTGCTTTGCTAAACGTGCCCGAGCTGGTGAACGTGACAAGTTGTTTTTGGCCGCCGCCCGCTGGCACGCCGGCTGCTGTGATCACGTTCGACCAGGCGCTGCCGTCGTAGATTTGCAAATAGTTTGTGCCGGTCAGGTAGCAGACCTGCCCCTCGGATGGCGACGTGATCGCTGCGTCGCGTGCCGTGGCATCGGCGAACACCGTTACGGCCTGCTCCATCAAATACGTGTTTACTTGCGCAGCGGTCAGGACGTTTCCAGCAACGAACGTGGTGAAACCTGCGGGTGCCATAGCGTCAGTATCCTAGTCTGTTCTGATCGAGCACTCCGAACGTCGCGCTATCGAGGATGAACGACACGGTTTGCACACCGTCCTCGAGCTGCACCGACAATTTCGACGAGTTCGGGGTGATCTGCCAACCGATGCCCGACACGACGCCCTCGAACTCGAGCGTGGCGGTACTGCCCTCGGGCCGCAAACTCAGCGTGCAACTATCCCCGACGCTGTACTTCACCAGCTGCCAGCCGTCGTTGTTGCCCTCGACGATCGGTTGCATGCCAATGTTGCGCACATTCAACGGCGGCGCGCCGTCCGTGCCGTACTGCGACAGAAACGACTCTGCAATGTTGAGCGTTTCTGCGTCGGTTGTGCAAAGCAGCCCGGAGCGAGAAATGTTGCGGGCACCGAACGCTGCAATGTTTGCCGAGGCTGTCTGCTCGGTGCCGCCGACCGAGGTGAACGCCGCCTGGCTGTAACTCGATGTCGTGCCGCTCGCAAAGTCGACAGTCTGGAAGTAGTGCGGTTCGGTGCCCGAGGTGGCGACGCGCGCATCCCACAGGTTCAGCGCTGTCAGCTCGTTCACGCCGGTCACGGCCTCGCTGATCGGTGCCTGACCTCTCGATCGGAACGTGACCGAGTTGTACGGCGTCGTGGCGTCCACAGGCAGCCCGTGGCGGACGTACACGTCGCCGCCGTTGCTGTGCTCGATCGTCGTCAACAACGCGCCAGCGGTGCCCGTGTAGCTGCTGACGGCCTGGAGCGTGTCGCCGGCGTCGCCCGACGGGTTCACAACGGCGTTCTGGTCGATCTGGGCGCTGATCGAGGTTGCGGCCGTCAGTACGGCGTCGAGCTCGGCTTCGGCGGTGCCTGACGAAACGGACAGGCCGGACTGGAAAGCCAGCGTGCCGAGCATTGTCAAGGCGTCCACGACGGTCACTGTCACAGTCGCGTCATAGGTGTCGTTGAACGTGTACTGAATGTCGGACACGACACCGGTGAACGCTGCTGGTGCGCCGTGCGTCCAGGTCGGTGCGCCTGCCCCGGTTACGTCGGCGTATAGCTGAACCTCGACACCGAGGAACCGGGCGTTCGAGTAGGTGCCGCCAGCATCGGGCGTGTACTTGCTGTCCGTGTTGTCGAGCTCGAGCACCATCGTGCCGCCCGAGTACGTCAGGGCGTCGCCTCGTTTGCCGTAGCTGACCGAAGCGCCCAACACGTCACCGATCGGCACCGCAGCCGGGTTCGGGCCGCCGTCTTTATCGACCGGCTGAAACGTGAGCGCCCACGCCCAGGTCGCCATCAGAGCTGTCCGGTCAGGATCGGCACCGTGCCGCCATGCGCCCTCGCGTACCGTTGCAACGCTGCCACCACGTCGGCACCATCGCTGCCGGGCGGCATGTTCACCGTCACGTTCATGCCGCCGATGCCGCCGGCACGATCCAACGGCACGACCGCTTCGGGGCCAGCTTCGCCGATCAGCGCCAACGTCGGGCCAGTCACAATACCGCCCTCGGCCAGACCGGGAATGAGGCCCGTTACGCCGCCAATAGCATCGCCGATGATTGAACCGCCCGGTATAAGCGACTCAAGGGCTGACATGACTTTGCCCGGTGCCGCCTTGATGCCTGCGACGATCCCGTCGACGATTGCTTTGCCGAAGTCAACAAACGCGTCAAACACCATTCTGACGCCGTCAGTGACAACCCAGTGTGTCATGTCGCGAACCAAGTCGCCGAGGGCAGCGAGCAGACCAGGCGTCACGTCAGCGACCCATCCGATGAATGCCTCGACCCATGAACGCAAGTCGCGCAGCAGATTTGGCAGCCCAGTCGTGACAATCCATGCGCCGATCGCTGCGACGAGCTCGGCAAGCTTGAGCAGCAGCGGCGGGATGAGCGGCACGACCCATTCGATAAATGCTGCGGCCCACTCGCCCAGTTTGGTGACGATCGTGTTGAGACCTTCGGACGAGAACCAGTTGGCTACGTCAGCAATAAGCGCGCCGAGCTTGTCGAGTAGTGGCGGCACGACTTCGACTGCCCAGTCGACGAGGGCTTTGGCCCATTGCTCGAGACGATCGACAATGACAGGCAGCGCGTCGTTGACGAACCAGCGGGCAATGCTGACAAGCAAATCGCCGAGGGCAGCAAGGAACGGTGGTCCAACTCGTTGCACCCACGCCAAGAAACCTTGTGCCCATGTTTCAAGCTGTTCTTTGATTTGCGGCCATGCTTCCTTGAAACGTTCGGCGAGGGTGCTAATGACGCCGCCCAAGCCCTGCTCGTCGAACACGTTGATGAGCTCAACAGCGATTTCTGCGCCCTGAGCAAACACAGGTAGCAGTTTGCGCGCCATCGTTTCTTGGACTTCGCCGACCGCTGCTCGTAGTCGATTTTGGGCGGCTGTCAGATCGTTGCCGCCAGCGGCGTAGGCCGCTTGAGCGTCGGTGGACTTTTCGAGGATCAGTTCCTGCGTGGCAAGCGCTTTGTCCATCGCAGTGATCGCGTCTCGCCCGTCGGTCATTGCGATCGTCATTGCCCGCTGGTCGACCTCGGCCTGGTTGATCGAAATGCCGAGCGACTTCAAGCTTTCGCGTTCGCCGAGCAGCGCTTTTTGTAGGATTTCGGCGGTTTCCTCAACTGAGCGTTGTCCGCCCGACCACTCGGACAGCGCACCGGACAGGCCGACGATTTCGGTCGACATGTTCGCGGCTTCGTCGGCTGTGAACCCCATCGGTTTCAGCAGGTCGCCAGCGTTTGCAGCGAGCCCTGCGGCTTGGGTGGCAGTGAGGCCCATGCGGGCGGCGACCTCGTCGGCCCAACCGCTGACCTGGTCGAGCGACTGGCCCGAGAACACGGTGCCGATCTTCTGGTCGAGGCTGACGAGCTCCTCGCCCACGTCGAATAGTTGCCGGCCAGCGACAACAGCAAGACCGCCAGCCGCAGCAGTCATCAGGCCGAAACCCTTTGCTACGTTGGTCGAAACGCTGCCGATTTTGCTACTGAGCGTGCCCAGTTTTGTGCTGGCTTCGCCGACTGCTTTCTTGAACTTGCTGGCGTCGCCCAGAATCGCAACGTTGATGACGCTTGTGCCGACAGCCATGACGTGATCCTAGAACGTGCGCCGGATAATCTCTCGGACCTGCCGGTTGTACGTTTCGATCACTTGTTGGCGGCGATCGTCGAGCGCCTCGTACATGAACGGCTGCGGGCGTATGCCTCGAGCGCCCCAGCCGAAATGGATCGGCCCGGCGTATGGCACCGAGGTCGGTCCAGATTTGCGGTTGTTGCCGGCACGGACACGAGCAGCGGTTTTTGTGCCCGAGCCTCGAATCGAACGCTGCAAACGACCGGATCTCACCGGCACTTTGGTTTTGGCTGTGTCTGCGACGTCGTCGGCGAGGCGTTTGTGCAGTTCGCGCAGGTCGCTCATGTCGTCGCCGATTTCGCGAAACTTGCGACGTAGCTGGCGGCTGCCTTCGACCTGTATCGCTGGTTTTGCCATCAGCGCCTCCTAGAGGCTTTCTCACGCTCTCGTGCTTGTTCGGCCAATATGGCCCGAAATGCCCGTATGACCTTCGGAGAGGCCGCCTCAAGCTCGCTGATCGGCTGCCCGGTGGCGAGCGCCAACGCTGCTAGCTGATAGGCGGCCCCTCGTCGGCTAAAGGGCGGTCATTGTCTGTCTCGAA